GGAATCAGCGTGAGACTGAATTTCAAGATAGGAATTCGTTTTACCCGATTCTTCAAGGTGCCAAATTCCCTTGGCATCATACACGGGCTGGTAATCGATATGGACGCGCTCACCAGCGTGGCAGAATCGACGCTTTTGATGGACGTAGCGACGCTGGAGCCAGTTTTCAAACGTTACGCTTTGCACCTTTTTTCGCTCCTCTCTTGATAATCTGAGGCGGCACGGGATTGATGATCGCAGTAGTATCGTCATACTCACCGATATACCACAGCGAGAAATCCTCAGGGCGGAAGTTCATCATGTCGTTTTTTGCCATTGCGAAGTCAAAATTTCTGATAGCCACGTCGTTGTTTTCATTGAGCTGAAGCGCCATGTAAAGAGCAGAAGCCTCGTCTCGAATGGTATAAACTCCTCTTGTCACAGTCTAATACCTCCTCTCATAACCTTAGGCGCGATGTTGATCTTCTTGGTTTTCACGGCAGTACGGCGGAAAACCTTGGAATCCTTGCGGGATTTCATAACTTTCCTTCTCATTCAAGATTCCTCCTTAAAATTTTATTGCGGTTTTTCATTTTTTGCTCGTTCATATACAACAATTCCGTATAGGATCCATTGAAATTTGCAAGCCTGGCAACAGTAGCAGCCTCGGCGATCTCGCGTCGGTTTCCTTTGATCTGCTCCATCTGTGCGGGGAAAATATCATCAAATTTTTGATCGTAATACCGGGGCGGCTTAACAGTACGACCACCATTTGAGGTGGATATATGTATTTCATCGTACTTGTAAATTTCCTGCTGGTGATCGTTGAAGTATTGCCAGCCGATAGCGGGTTTTAAACTCATGCGAGATAATTCCGGGACTAGTCCGTGCTGCTTGTAAAAATCTGTTTCGGCTTTTCCAAGCTTTTTAGTCGTATATCTAGCACAGTATGCAGCAGCTTCCCAAGTCATTTCATCTACTTCGGTCAAGCCATTCTGCCAGAGATCGCGGATTGTAGGACTATCATGCAGCAGCGTACCACTTTTATTACGTCCAATCTCTTTTAAATCATCCAGAACCAAGCCAAAAACGATAATATGATAGTGTGGACGGTGAGTGGTGCTACCATATTCGCCAACGGCATAGTACCTTATCTTGTTATCCTTATAGTACTCTTGCGACCTACGAAGCCTCTTGATAAAGTCTTGCAAGTCCTTCGGACGGAGCGTCAAGACTTCCTCGCCATCCGGGGCACGAATACGGGGGACGTGCATATCATCATAAGTGAGCGTGATAAAGTAGTTCTTATCATGATATTGAGCCTCTAGCATAATGCGGTTAGCCCATTCTTGGGCATGACGGCACCGACAGTCGAGACACTGACCGCACGGGAGGACGATCATCTTTTTTCGATAGCGCCAACCAATAAATTCACCGTCATACTTATTGGCATACGGCTCGGTTGGTAGAGCACCGGGAGACGATTTATAAGTATCTATCCAAGCTGTACCAGTGTCTCTAATTTCCTGTTCAGCTTCGGGGTGTTCTTGGAGATACCCTTTGAGACTTCGCCAAAAACGATAAGCAGATTTGCCTGTTTCGGGATTGACAGCACCAGTTTTTTCTGCTAGCATTGGATTGTAACAAGACAAGCTCTCTCACTTCCTTTACAATGTGTTGGTGGTACTTCTCATTGTAAGCAGGGGGGGGGCTTTTGTCAACTCCATTTTGTGTCACCTAGCCCAGTGCAAAACAAGGGCTTGCACTGGGCTAGGTGACATTATAGCTTGTACCATTCTTCAAGCGGATAATATCGAAAATATGTACCACTTTTAACGAACGGTCTCGGTTGAGCCTATGGAAAACGTCTCACGGGGGACGTTTACCACAGGCTCAATTCAACCGTCCTGCTCCGACGTTAACTTTCGGCTTTGTCACTCCAACTCCGTTTCCTGTGCAAAACGTCTCGCGGGGGACGTTTAGCACAGGAAAGCTCCGTTTCCGTGACGGTTCTTCAATGATACGATCTTATTTTTCTTAACCATTCAACAAAATTTTGATGAAGATTATAATTTTACAGGCGCACGCGCGTAGATCGCGCGCGCGCCCGTTATTTTTTAGAACATGTAGGTATCATAAGCATAGCGGGAGTAGGAGCAAATAGGTTCATCTGAACAATGGGAGCAATCGTCCGTGCAATCGGGAAAACCGTGCTTAAAGTTTTGCAGGCGGGAATATTCGTCAAAAATGACTTGCTGGATAAGGCTCGACAACTTGATCTTCGGGTTCAGGCGCAACTTCTCGCGGAGAAAATCAAGCTGTGCGAGGGATTCAGGGGACAGCGAAATCGAAACTTTTTTTACCATAGTTACACCTCCACAATGTTAGAAAACAGAACTGGAAAATCTTCGTGTAGATCTGATTCGGCACATTCAGCAGCGAAAGCCGAATCAAAGCCGGACAGAAACAGAATGATTGAATCCTCCAACACAGCAATATAAGCATACATAGAAAGTAGTACCACCTTTCATTTAAGATGGTACTACTTTATCACACTTTGTCTTACTTGTCAGTACTAAAAGCCGATTTTGTGATGCTTTCCAAAAAGGCTTGGGGCAATCTGAATCATAGCTCCGAGCAAGTCACCACCTTCGTCAATTAGCTCCTGATAAAGACGACCAGAGAAATTTTTATCAGAACCATAGATAGAAGCGCCAGCAGCTTTATCAGCAGAATACTTAGTGCCAGCATAACTCTTATCGGAACCATAAAGAGAAGCAAGATAACCCATCAAGGTTTTGTAATCGTTGGCTGCCTTCGCAGAATCCGCGCTGTACTCAGTACCAGTAAGACCCATAAGAGCGCCATACTCGGAAGCGGCGCGGTGCTGATCGGCAGAATACATCGTAGCACCAGCGGAGCGATCGGCACCATAACGGGAGGCGGCAGCAGCCATCTGCGCCGTTAGATAACTCATAGCGGTGTACTTATCGGCCACAGATTCTTGTGTGCGAGCGCTTACAGCCTGATTTGCAATCGCGGTCTGAGCACTAAGCATCGAACCGAGAAGTTGCACAAGAGCAGCGTTACCAGAATTATCAGCGGTTGCGGATGAACCAGAAGGCAACGAAGCCGAAGCAGTAGCACCACTAGTAACAGCAGCACCGTTTCCGCCTTGGGCGGAAAGGATAGGGTTAAGTCCAGCAGCTTTAAGATCGGCTACCTCACGCTGATGGGCGGTATTACTCATATACTCCTGCCAATCTCTATTTTTAGCAGCTTCAGCGGCACTGTACTCGTTGGCAATCTTAGCTTGATTCGCGCTCCAATCCTGTTGCTGCTGAGCGAAGTCAAGGCTTTTTGCACTTACTTTATCCGACGTACCAGTGATAACATCCAAAGCATTAGAAAAATTACCAATGCTAGAATCAATATTAACCGGGCTGTATGATTCCTTTGCCGCATTCAAAACGCCAAGCTGATTTTGAGCCCACACAGATTGACCAGGCGTGCCAGAGGAAATAAGACCGTTTAAGTATTTCTCCTCGTTCGCCCAATTGGTAGAAGCTGTATAAGCCATGCGATCACCTCATTAATAGTGGTCGATCAGACCGGGGATGGAGTAAAGCGGCATCGGGCGTGTAACCTTCTCATTGACATAAATATCGCAGAAAAGCTGATTACTCACAGAACTTGTCACGGCAAGCACTCGATCAACGTTGGTCTTGTCCTCGCGGAGCCAAGCATCCGAAAGCGCCGGGAGGGCGTTGTAATCATCAGCAAGATGCCAAGCATCAAGCGATTGCGCATAGGCACTCCGCATCTCACCAGTAACCATACTCGGACGGTACCTGTATTCCGCCCAAGCTTCCTGATAACCAAAAACCTCTTCATTCTCAGGTTCGCCAGTATCACCAATCACAGAATCGGACTGAAGGAAAATTTCTTTGTTTTTTATCGCCTGTTCGCCGAGATGCGCAAAAACGGGGAAATAGTAATCAAAGCGGGTCTTTCGACTCCACATACGGTTCAATCCCTGCTGATAAGTATGATCGTAACGAGCGACCATAAGACCGATAATTGTACCATGCTCCGTAAAAGAATGAGTAAAATCGGAATGACGGTCAGTTGTAAGGCTCATTGCAGCCGTATTTCCAAGGGGCGAGGTTGCGTCCGTGGCGGACTGCTGAATGACCTGATTGATATTGATAGGAATACGGTTGCCACCAAGGTATTCCGGGCGCTGGAGACGAGCATCGGGCGAAGTGACATTGAAAAAGCTCTTTATCATTTCGATGTAGCGAGAACCGCCACGGGCGAGACGCTCATAATAGCGCTGAATCTGAAACGCCTGCCGGAGAGAATTAATAGAGGCAGCATAGGCAGTACTATCATTGAGCGCCCAAAGATTATTAATTACAGGAGTAGCTCCGGAAGTATCAGAACCAGACGCAGCATTGATAGGTGTACCAGTGTTACCGAAAGCGAGAGATCCAGCAGAAGATTTAGTAGCACCAGTAGAAGCATTATACATCTTTGCGTGATACAAGTTGCCAAGAAGATCGTCAGAAACATTCTGAGAAAGAGGTACAACCGGGAGGTTGCCAACATCACCAACAGGAACTTCCACATCAGGACCAAGCTGAGGTGACGGAAGCGCACCAGTGAAATAGTCGAAGAATTTCGCGGCGACAAAGGGCTTTCCGCCTTTGGCACAGTCAGTAATATAGTTACCTGTGTTCACACCAGCGACAGTGGTATCACCGTGCTCAATAACCAACGGATCGGTGAGAGCTGTCGAACGAAACCACTCGTTCATGACCAAAGCGTATGCACGAAAGGGCATAGCATTGACGCTGAAACCATCAACACCAGTCGGAATTCCCAT